CGAGAAGTTAATCTATCGTTACATCAACGAATTTGTTACCAAATATAATTCTCTTCCTACCATCGATGCCATAAACATTGCTCTACAAAATGACCGCAAGGTAAATGAGAAAGAGTATCAGCACGTTACAGAAACTCTAACCGCACTTGATGATGATGTGGATGCCAATGAGAAGTGGCTTCTAGACCAGACGGAAAAGTTCTGTAAAGACCGAGCCGTGTATAATGCCATTATGCAATCAATTCAAATCATTGATGGCGAAGACAAGGTACATTCGCAAGATGGTATTCCTTCCATTCTCCAAGATGCATTGGCAGTTGGGTTTGATAACAACGTAGGACATGACTACATTGATAACGCCGAAGACCGTTTTGATTTCTATCACCGGGCAGAAACTAAGTTGCCGTTTGACCTCGAGATGTTCAACAAGATTACCAATGGTGGTCTACCAAATAAGACATTGAACATTGCTCTTGCTGGTACTGGTGTTGGTAAGTCTCTGTTCATGTGTCACATGGCTGCTGGCGCCTTGGGTCAGAACAAGAACGTTTTGTATATCACCCTCGAAATGGCAGAAGAACGTATCGCAGAACGTATTGACGCCAACTTGATGAACGTGAACATTCAAGAACTCAAAGACCTTTCTAAGTCTATGTTTGACCAGCGTATTGCCAAGATTCGTTCGAAGACAGAAGGTCGTTTAATTGTCAAAGAATATCCAACAGCCAGCGCCCATGTTGGCCATTTCAAGGCTTTGTTGAACGAACTCCAGTTGAAACGAAACTTCAAGCCAGATGTTATCTTTATTGACTATCTGAATATCTGTGCCTCAAGTAGATACAAAGCATCTTCTGGTGCCAACTCCTACACAGTCATCAAGGGTATTGCCGAAGAACTTCGTGGTCTGGCAGTAGAGTTTGATTTACCAATTGTCTCTGCCACTCAGACAACCCGTAGTGGTTATGCTAACTCGGATGTTGAACTGACTGATACATCGGAATCATTTGGTCTGCCTGCAACGGCCGACTTGATGTTTGCTCTTATCGCAACAGAAGAACTTGACAAGATGGGTCAGTTGATGGTAAAGCAATTGAAGAACCGTTACAACGACCCCGGCATGAACAAACGCTTTATGGTTGGTATCGACCGCGGTAAGATGAAACTATATGACTTAGAAGATGATGCACAAGCTGGTATCATGGACTCTGGTCAAGATGATGTTCCAGTGTTCGAAAATACTACCATTGGTAAGCGGAGAGATTTTTCAAAGTTTGAGTTTTAACTTGACAAACCGTTATAAATGTAGTATACAATAGTTATGCGCCGTTAGCTCATCTGGATAGAGCGCGAGACTTCTAATCTTGAGGCAGCAGGTTCGAGTCCTGCACGGCGCACCAGTTTTTAGGAAATAATATGGACGAATTGAATCTTAAACTTGTAGTATCTTCATTTGTGTGGACAAATGTTGGTAGTTCAGACCTTCCATTATGGAAGACAGTGGGTGCAAAAGAATATATCGTCAAGTATTTTACTGGCGAACCTACTTTTGGCATGATCAATGAAGAGCTTGATAAAGTTTCTCACATGTTTGAGGGCGGCGATTCATTTGTTCGTGAAACTGTAGCTGGATTTGAAATTTATTTTGCAGAAGCCCCTACAAATTCTGAAACATTCCAAGCCAATCTAAATGGCGCAATCGATTTTCCTCCTATCGATCTTACCGCAGTGGATGTTACCGAAGAATTGAGTGCTATACTGGCATAAAAATACCGCTTGACATTTCCTCAGAATCTGCTACTATATAATAGTAGATAGAAAAGAGAGAGTGTGATTCGAAAGTATTATAAATATAGGGAACATTATATAGATGGAACTCCTATGTTATCCTTTACACAATTTATCACTGAGGCGACCCACACTGGTGGTATTGCTCATATAGAGCATCCTTCTGATAGATCATTTGATAGTCAAGACGCTGCACACCACGCATTGGAAACTCTGCGTGGTGTTGCACGTGGGAAAACACCATCTACTCGTAAGATAGATGATAGAATGTCTTTCCATGTAATTCGAACACCAGAGGGTAAGATTGGTGTCAAGTATAAGGGCGCTGGTTCTCACTATAACTATTCTGCCGCAGATATTGAAAAGCAACATGGTCATAAACCATATCTTGTCGGCCCTCTGAAAGCACTTCATGCCCATCTAGGCAAAGTTCTTCCGAAAAAGCCGGGTGAATATCAAGGCGGATATATGAGCGAACCTTCTGGAAGATCAGAATACACCTCACACATCTCGCATACTCCAAATACGATTGAATATCGTGCAGATGCTGGTAGCGAAGAAGCAAAGAAGCTAAAGAAATCCAAGGTTAGTGTTACTATACATACGGAGCTAAAGGGGCCAGAAAGAACCGCGCATCCTATCACGGACATGTCGCACTTTCAATCACATCCTGATGTTCACATGGTACAACATCTTGTATCAGACAAAGAGCGTAAACTTCCTTCTACAGTTAAGTCTCAAGCAGAAGAGCATCTGAGTGCGGCAGAAAAGTTGATGAAAAGTCACTCGTATCAGCATCTGCCTGGTCACGAAATACACCTAAGAACATATATCAATAGAACTGTTACAAGCGGTGAAAAACCTTCTGTTGAAGGGTATAGAAAACATTTGCAGACTGCACACCAGAAACTGATAGATGCCGTCAAGACTCCGGCTGCTAAAGAGCGCAAGACTGCTACTATGAATACTCATCTATCTCAAGTAGATGCCAACAAGAAGCACTTCCAAAAATCGTTTCAAATTCACCATCATCTACAACAAGCGACAAATCATCTTGCTAGAGGATTAGATCGTGCCGGTGGTGGTGGGTTCTCGACACATATTAATGGTGCAGCCGCTGGCGGCGAAGGTTATGTCGCTCATGGCCTTAAAGTTGTTGACCGCGAAGGCTTCTCGAAAGCTAACCGAGAGCGTAGTGCAATTCTAAGAGCAAGCAAGGGTAAATAATGGCCGACGTTCATCATCATATCACGCAAGGTAGAATGAACCCAATCACGGTGGGTCATGAAGCTGTTGTAAACCAAGTTCGTAACACGGCTGGTACCCACGGACACACCATCGTTCTTACTGGTACACATGATTCTAAGAAGAATCCTTTGACGCCTGAACAGAAGTTGAAACATGCTAAGAGAGCATTTCCTGGTGCTAACGTTCGTCTTCTAGATAAAGAACATCCCACTCTCCTACACCAGATGTCAAGACTTCATAGCGAAGGTGTTACTCACTTACACTTACACGTTGGTTCGGATAGGGCCCATGAGTTTCATGCCCTTGCGCATAAGTATAATGGCAAAGAAGGACGTCACGGTTATTACAACTTCAAGAAGATTACCATTCATACTGTTGGTAAAGAGCGTTCGGATGCTGATACTGGTGTAGCGGGTGCATCTGGAACCAAGATGCGCCAACATGCCGCCGCTGGTAACGAAAAAGAATTTCATAAGATGGCACCAAGTGCCATGTCAACAAAGCATAAGCACGAACTCTATAAAGATGTTCGTCGTGGTATGGGTCTCCATGAAGCTATGTCCTTCAAACTGTTTCTAGAAAGAATCTAATATGTCACAGATTAGAGCAAATGATGAGTTTCATGAAACTCACGGTCTTATTACCTCCGATGGCGAACTAGTAACAACTACTAATCCTTTGCCAGTTACTCTGTCCCAAGGTGGTTCAGGACTATCTGAAAATAGCACCTTCGGATTGAATGTTGCTCGTGGTCTTGTTCCTGGTATGTCAGGGGTGTTCAAGGCAGGATACAACGAAGCGTTTGCTAATGGCACAGAAGAAAGTTTCTGGTCGCACTCTGAAATATATCCTTGGTCGGCATGGTCGACACCAGGAACGTTAAGTCTTGTTAGTTCCTCTACCAGCGACACAGGAACAATTCTTATTCAGGGATTGAATGCATCTACATTTGCATCACAAACTGAAACCATAACTCTTAACGGCACAACTCCTGTTGTTACCTCTCTTTCTTATGCCCGTTTGAATTACCTGCACTATAGCGGAACATCGAATCCAAATGTTGGTGAAATCCATGCTAACAGAAATGGAACCTGTGTGGGTCATATTGCACCACAAACAGGTATTGCGCAAGGCGCAC